TGTTTTAATTATATTTTTATATTTTGAAGCCTTGGATAAAAAACATGAACGTCACATAATATTTAGCGGTTTGTTTCCATGAATAGCTAAATCCTCGTGAATCATATTTAGGATTGCCGTACGCGTCTGCCATTACCATTAAATCTTTTACTAGCGAGCCGTTGTGGCCAACCATCGCTTGTATGGAGTATGTATTTGCATCCAATGATACACCTAAAGGAAATTCTATTCGACTCGTTACCTGTGAATTAGGTGCGTATACCGTTTGGTCTCCACGAGCACTAATCGTTACATAACCATTGTCATACTCCGTATATATCATTGTGTAAGGGTCATTTTTTATAACCTCTTGGCGAATTATTGCACTGCCCCCCCCATGTACTCTTCCTATCATATTCCCTCCTAAATATACTCGATTATTATCTTGATATCGCAGTTTTTCCACTCTGCGCCAGATATAATTTGCAAAATATTTCCTTTGATTACTGCCGAGACTCCCCACTCTATATATCCGCCATTGCCGTAATTTATCATGGGATAAGAAAGCGGTAATACATATCCTGCCTTATAATGTACCGCTCCGGTTATGGATATAATTCGAGAAGCATCAATATCTATTGTTTCTATATTATTTTGTCCCACTGCGATATTTACGCTGTCTTTTCTCACGATTTTTCTTTGCGTTGTTGCCGCGTTTACCGCTCCTATCATTAATTACCTCCTGCAGCGTTCTGAGCCTCCAGGCTCATAGATTTTGTAAACTTACAATTAATTCTGATATCTTCTTTAGGTTCGCTCGTTAGGTATACCTTCAGGTAGATATCATTAGCTGATTGCTCATATAGTCCCGACTCTGTATTTGTTTCTAGTGCACATATAGGATATAGCTCTGAGCAAATCTTTTCAGGATATAGCTCTGGCAGCCATTTCTCATCTACTTGTTCTCCTACCATATCTCTAGGGAGTGCTAATTCAAATATGTATTTTGCGCCGGGAAATCTAGTTGAATCCATTAACACGGAGTTCTTTGCAATTTCTATATTGGTAATCACTACTCCGTTTCTATGTCCCCTAACAGGTCCTCTGAATACTGTTTCTCTTTTAAATTCTGCACCTTTTGTTACAACCAGGTCTAAATCGCACTCAAACGCATCTCTTTCGGAGGGTTTGCCGAGTGCGAATCCTCTCCCAGTTACTCTAAAGTCAAACAACTTAAAAGCGGATTGAAAAAACATGTGGCTAACTCCATCACCACCTAGTCCATCTGATGCATATAGTGAGAAGCTGTGTGTGTACGATTTATTAACAGCTACAGTTACATCGTATGTTGATGTAACCCACCCAGATGCATCAGTATCTGTTTTAACTAGTTTCGTAGTGATATTGGTAGGTTTGTAAGCTGATTCATTTGACCTTTTGATTTTTCCACTTAAGGTTATTTTATCTACTTTCTTCGCCGCGCCACTCACGCTTATAGGGAACCATCCTACTTGAACCTGTGCGGTTCGATAGTTTCCGCCTTTTTTCGCCGTTCCATCTGCGTTTGACTCGTAAGGATTCTTAACTACTGTGATTCTCGGTTCGCCATAAAGTGTTAATTTTGTAATACATTTACCGCTTTCGTTTAATGCATTCTTTTCATTTGCAGCGCTGATGTATGCTATTAGCGGTTCGTATTCATGATATGCTGGCGAAAAATAGTGAGTCGGCACTAGCACATCCGGAAGCTCGAATCTATAATTTAATTCATCTCCGTTTTCGATTATCGAGTATGAATTTGGGCTCTTTAATTCATTCACGTTTACTTTTTGGTTTTCACAAATAGTAACTGTTTTTAACCTTACCTCTTCATCGTAGGTCGACGCATACAAATAGTAAGGCTTCATTTTATCTGTAAGCGTGCCATGAACCACTGGTGTTACCGTTGAGTATCCCGGTATAATGCATCCGTACCCCTCTTCAAGGGAGCTGTATTTTTTATCTACCGGGACGAATTCATATATGCATGTATTTGCCATTAATCTTCTACCTTTCCAAATGATAAACTGCCTGTTTCGGTATCAGGCATGAACGCAAATTTGCCAAGCTTTATACTGCTGAGCACCTCCGCATTTTGTATATACAGTTTGTTATCGCTCATATACGCAACTTCTATTCCTTCTTGCATGAACCTCAGTTTGTCGTTATCTAGGTTCATAGATATTCTGTTACCGCTTTTGCCTATAGATATTCCGTTCTTATCTAGCCTTATAGTACTTATAATCTCGCTGTACTTTTTATCCGAATCAAACTTTAGATCATTTATGTTTTTGAGAGCTTCGCTAAACTTAACATTTACAGCATTATCCGTTTGTGTTATTTGCGATTCGATATTAGCAATCTTGTCGTCCATATCGGCTGATGAGTAATACTCTGTCTTAATCTTTCTAGATATGCTATCCGCTGCATCTGCGATTTCTTTTTTCGTCTGTCTGCTTAAGTCTTCAAGTTGTTTTAATGTCTTTTGATGATTTTCTAAAGTCTCGATAAATGCATTTTTAGCGGCAGCATATGAGCTTGACACCTGAACATCTGAGTAGTAAAAGCTTCCATCCGAGAAAACACTCTGGTCTACATAGTATAGATTGTTTGGGCTCCCTTCTATGTAGTTAGGTTCTGTTATAGTCCACGGTCTAGGAGGAACTTTAAGCGCTGGTTTCTCTGGAGTTTCTACCGCTAAATAATACCACCTAGTATATGAACTTACGCTTACGCCATTATCGCCTTTGACTTTCGTCCACTTATACGCTTTAGGATCTGTGCTAGCTACATCTTTAAAATCTGTGTAGATTCCTATATATGTTCTTCCGGTGCTATCCGTGGTGCTGAACCCCACTGCGCCATCTCCACTACTTGCATAAGCAATATGAACTCTGGGTGCTTCTTTATTTACATTGTTTTCAGATATTTCTTTTTTCTTGTTTGGCTCTTTTGATACGTTCATGATTTCCATGAGTACTTCATCTGCGAGCTTTCGCAAGTTTTCATCTATCGTCCTGAGCGCAAGACTTTCATCCGACATGTCTGTTCTATTTGGTACAGTTATCATGGTCTATCACTCCTGCCTCTATAGTATCTTGTAAGCGATTCAATATCTGTTCTTCCTATGCCCTCAATCTTTATAGAGAATTTTGCTTGCCTGTTAGGGATGATTGGCACGCTAAGTGTTTTCCCTCGCTCTGTTTCACACTCATATATTGTTTCCCATTCACCGCCACTACTTTGAGTACTTATCCTTAGCTGTGCTCCTGGCTGCATATCTAGTCTCATGTTTATTTTCTTATAAGACTTCATATTCTCTACGAATTCATCGAACGGTCCGAATACTGCAAACCATTTAATATCATCTTCTGGGCGCTTTCCGGTAGTAGTCCAGATATTGCCATCTGCTATGTATATAAGCTCGTTATTTACATTGGCAAATGCTGTTACTTTGGTTTCATCTTCCTTATGCCATAGTCTGCGAAGTATATCGTAAGTGAAGATGTTATATTTGTTTTCGTTTTCATTTAGCATCGAAATATAATATTTCTTACCATTGCTGCCACCGACAGCTGATTTGAACTGATAATCTCCGAACGCTTCGGATATCATTACCGGATATGTGCCGCCATCATACGCCATTACGCCCGTTAACGAATGGTAGTACAATACACCGTTTACGATTACAGCCGACTTGTCCGAGCCTTTTCTTATTCCGAAACACTCAGTGCTATATAGCTGATATTGACTAGGCATACTTCCGAACACTTTATGCATATGATGTTCTTTAAAAAAGATTAGGTGCGTAGGATATGCGGCACACCCTGTGAATTCACCATCTGAACCAACCTCTAATGCATATGAATCGTTTGCTAGCGACTGGAAATAATTCCAATTAAGCGGATCTCCTAGCTTACTAGCATAGATTGTGTTGTCCTCGCTCCTACAGCCCCACAATCTATTGTTGCTTTCCATGACGTAATCAAGGTCTGGGATTTCTCGTGCGAGCTTTACTTCCTCTTCAACGTATGATTCCTTCGTTACATCGTCACTCGGCATTCTGAACGAATTCTCGTAAGTAGTTATCGTGCTTCCTTCTATGCTTTTGATAACAATCACCGTATTGTTTCCAGGCTGTTTTTTACACCCTGATATCTCAACAGCGTCACCAACAGAGAATTCAGATAAATCTGCACCAACTAGATATATGCTTCCTGGCTTAATTGTTGCCGTGGCGCGCACTGATGCGTCCATATGCTTTACGGTGTTATCTGTAATATCTAGATACACCTTGTCTGGCCATATGCAGATTTTATTATTATGTGCCACCATAGTTTTGGGCATGATGTTATTTATTCGCTTTTGGTAGTCTGTGCCACCTTTAGAGTATTTGATAAATGTTCTTATCTCTCCGTCTACCTCGTATCTATCTATGATATATGGCACATTGTTTTTTACGATGATATCCCTTGGATGTTGCACTGGCATATCTATGATATTTCTTGGCGCTCTTTGAGAGAGTACAGGGTACTTATCTGATGACAAGTTATACATATCTCTCATTTCGCCATCATCTATTACAGCGTTTGCGTTATATCCTTTGAACTGCAATACCGACTGTTTGCCATTTATTTTTGGCTGTATTTCCTTGAGTAGCATATTACCTCCTAAAAGAAGTTTTTAATTCTTAAGTTCTTGTATCTGTTGCTTTTTGTGATGTAATAGTTACGTGCGTCTACCGCTCGGCTATTATACAGACTCAGCCAAGCGTTGAATGAATCCCACTCTTCCATTGCTTGGCAAGTCATAGCTGCCACATAGTACACATAAATTAAATCAAATGGCTTTTCTAATAGCAGTTCTTCTGTTTGCGTGTCGCTAGTTACCTGCCTCTTCATATCTTTTTCTTCGAGATTTAACAATTCTCTCTGAACTATGTTTTCAATCTCGTTAACATATGCTATCTTTTCTTCGTCAGTACACGTGTTCGGACAACGATCGTTAACCGTCTTAATTACTTCTGCTGTATTCATATTTAACCCTCATTTACCTTGTTTTTGAGCGATATCCAATCTATAGCTTTGATATCTCCGCTAGGAATCGTGCTTAAAGCTAACACCCTTCTTAGTTCATTATGCTTATCTAAGGTGATAGATTCGCCCTCTTCAATAAACATTAAACTGCTACCAACTTTTTTATTGATAAAGCGTATAAGTCTATTTACCTCAGTGCTTGTTAAGGCGATTTCGTTTTGCACATTAACAATGCTGTCATATTCAAAGCGATGATATGTATATACTGGTACTTCTAGAGAATAAGATATCTTTGTTGAATCTGTGGCATATCCTTTTATCCTGATTAGGTATTCAGTATTACCGTTAGGCAGAGTTATTGTGAGCTTCGGTTTATATTTAGTTGTTATAAGCCTCGTCCATTCTCTTTCACCAATCTTGTATTCAATGTCATAGCTCATTTCGTCTCTGTCATCGTTTACAAACCAATTGATAACAGCATCTTTAGTTCTGATAACAGATTCAATGCTTTTGATAACAGGAATTGCAACAAACCCCATTTCCCTTGTCTTAACTCTTTCAGTCCAGGACTTTATAATCTGGGAATCTCTATAGATTTCAACCACGACTTCATAATCTGTAAAAGCTTTAAGATTCTTTAGGTTTATAAGTGTGCTTTCATCTCCTGTTGTCACGCTTTCTTCTCTATATTCTGATTCAAACGCAGCTTTATACTTCGCCTTTATAGTGCGTTCCCACCCGGTATTCACCATGCGAGATACGCTTACCTGGATGCTACTATATGTATCTGATTCAGCTTTTATAACTGCGCTACTAGGTTTAAGAGAATCCGATACAATAGTTTCTTTTAAAACGGTGTCCTTGCGTTTAATGAGCGTTCTAACATCATATCTACAGCCCGTTGTGAGTTTTTCAAACTTCCTCGCCTTTGTGCTTACACCTGCAGGTAATTCATCTTCTCCCATATACTGAAAATTTCCTGCACCTGCCGGCCTTATATACCACTCTAGCGTTCTAGCGTATGAAATATTTGAATTAACCTCTTCAACCGCTATTAGTTCGCTTTCTGTAGTAGTTGTGGTCAGTTCTCCTTTTGCACTAGGTAACGTAATTACTGAATCAAACGAAGTTATCTTGTAGCCATCCACGAATTCTTCTACTGATATCTCGTAGTCAGTATTTGACATGAGGTCATTAAATGCCATGCTGCAATCTCTACTGCTGTTAGATGCAGTTTTATTTCCAATATGGTTCCACGCCTCACCTTTTGCCCTATGCCAGAAGCGGAGCTCTTTTTCATACCCTGTAGGTAGTCCGCTTATATTAACTATCATTCCGGACTCAGTTATATCTTTTAGCGTTAGTAATCCGGCTGTGCTTAGCGGTGGCGCAGGTAACGCTCCGCCGCTTTCCCACACTCTCTGTCCGTATCTAGGTTTATTCGATGTTAGTACAATCTTGATGTGGGCATTGCCGGAAACACGTTTAACTCCGTAATACGGCGTCGAATTGCTAATGCTCGACCATCTGATAGGTTTATTCTGTTTTAACCTCGTGGTGCCCATATATTGTCCGTCTATGTACACTGCCATATCTAGGTACCAACCGTACCACGACTGCCTATAGTCTAAACCGTGGATATATGTGTTTATACGGTAATACATATATGCGCCATCACGATAATAATCTGTTGTAGCAGTAAGTCTGATTCTGGGACCACTATGAATTATCCATTGATTAAATAGAGTTGTTGCCATATCACCACCTACTTATATACTGCAAAGCATTTAGCCTCACTCCATGTACTGCCAGCGTAGTATTTAACCTTACCGCTTACGTTATCTAACCAGAGTAAGCTCTTATCTTCTGGCTCAGTTCCTGATATAGCAACCTCAGGCTTATTTAACACCTTAACTTCTGCACCGCCTATGTATAGCAAGCCTTTTGTTTTGTCGAACCCTAGCTGCCCTTCTTCAATCCCATCTTTACCATCCTTGATTGGATAGATGCCCTTTAATCTGGTTTCAAGGCTAGACGCTGTTATAAGCGATGTAACATCAAAGTTGCTACCAGTTATCTCATTGGCTATCTGCACGAATGCGCTATACAGGTCATCTAAGTATCCTTGTTTCTCCTGGATGTTCTCTAGAATTTTATTCGCCTGCGTGATGATACCTGCGGTTTCGCTCGCTCTTAATTTCTCTGCTCGTTCCCTTGCCTCTTCTGCCGCCTTGTACGTCGATACCTCTTTTACAAGAGCAAGAAGTACCGGATAATATTCTTCTTTCTCGATCTCGGTATTGTCTATGTTTCCATCTGATACGTTATATGTGAATCTTGATGTAGTCATCTTCTTGCCGTTTGTATATATGGAAATATCCACAAAGTATAAACCTACAAGTTTTGTGACTTCTGGAACCGGCTTATATGTTAGAAATCCTTGTGCTGCATCTTCAACTGTTAAGTGGTCTCCTATGCAATCAACAAAGGCTTTTCCATCCGGGCGGATAATTTCGATTGTTACAGCGGTATACTCTGAGAAATCAAACGAACTACTACCATTAAGTAGTTTGATGTCTATTGCTGCATCATCATCGAACTGTACTAGTCCATTAACAATGATGGACTTTACTTTGTTTATATCTACCGTTACGCTGATTCTTTTCATATTGTCTCCTTAATAAATTAAGCGAGAGCCTCAGCCCTCGCTTTACACAGCGTTATAGCTGCCTTATAGTCTATTCTCGAGTTCCTTGTACTGCTGCTGTGCCTCTTCTTCGTAGTCAGCGGCAAGCCCTGCCTGCTTCATAGAGTCCTCGATTACCAGCTGCACCTTTCTCGGTACCATGACCTTGACGCCTCTCTTAATCTGATAGTTCTTACCGTTAAGTGTGACTACTAGATCATCAGAGTATTTATCTGAATCTTTGAACAGCATAATCTCGACAAGTTCTTCTAGGTAATCATCGCTTACCGAAGCAGTATTTTCAGCAACCTCTTCATCTGCAGTGTTTTCTACCGCCTCAGTAACATCTTCATCTGTCATAGTTTCAACAGCTTCTAGCTCTTCATTTCTCTTTGCCATAATTCTTTCTCCTTATATCAATATTGCTAGCCTGCAGAATTACAGGCTAGCTTTATGAATTAGTTTGGATCAGATTCCAGTGTTACGCAGTGCTCACATCTTACGATATAAGGGCTTACTAGAAGCTCTGCGGTCTTTGCAGCCTTCCAGCCTGCAGTTGCTCTCTGATTGAGTGGGTCTGCTGTTCCTGCTGAACCCTTCTGCTTAACAATCATCTCGAGTCCGCCACCTTCAATCTCGGTGGTTCCGTATGCGTTAGCACCTAGGAACAGTGTTCCATAGATTCTAGCTCCGGATGTGCTCTTCTCGTTGAAGATTTTAGCCTCTGTAGACTCGATAAATCTTACTCCTGCAATCTTTCCAACCTCTCCCTCGAAGATCTGAGTTGAACCTGCATACTTTGATGCATCAATCCATGCCTCATCAGACTGTAGGTCGTACGAGGTATCAGGATTGATGATAGCAACGTAGTACTTGTCAATCTTTGGAGCGTTAGCATTCTTAAGAATTCTAGCAGCTCTCTTGACTGTATCTACTGTTAGTTTGTCATCCTTGGTTAGTGCCGCCCTTGCCGACTTGCCGCCTGCATAAAGCACGTTGGTACCTGAGTGCATAACCTCTCTTGTAACTGTATCAAGTGTTCTTCCTGCCTGATCAGATAGCAGCTGCTGTGACTCTAGCAGGTTGTTATCTAGCGCTGTGAGAAGTAGCATATCTGATAGTGTTACGTAATCGCCGTACTGCTTGATTGTTGCAGATACCTCTGTCATCTGGAGCTTTCTTCCGTCCGGTGTTACACCCTCTGTAAGTGGTGTTAGTGCCTTTGGGAATGGCTTGTACTGTCTGAATTTAATAACCTTACCGCCATTCTTTGGAATTGGTCTCTTCTGTGCAAACTGGTCGTGAATTAGCTGCGGACCTGTGAGCCTGATAAGATTCTTATCGTAGTACTCCTTCATATCCGGCGACAGATTGCTATCTGTAGTGATATTTGTGTTTGGATTTCCAAAAAGGAAATAGTCTCTAACGTTCATTGTTCCTCCTTCCTCAGTTAGAAGGTAACGGTTTCACCTCTAGCTACACGCTTATTGATTCTATCCATATCTTCGTTACTGAGATTACTAATGTTCTTCTTGACCTTTAGCGGAGCTTTAGACTGCATGCCGTTTTCACGTGGTCTTAGTCCTCTTGCTCTTACTGTGTCAATAGTGTTCTTTCTAGTTTCCTTGGTTGCCATCTGAATAGCGCCAGAGATTAGCTCCTGTATATGTGCTGCTTCAAAAGCTTTTCTTACACTCATTCCAGATTCAAGGTAGCTCATGAATTCAGGATTCTCGCTTGCCTCTTTCTTAAGGTTGAAGTGTGGATACACATTTCTTAGTTCAGCGGATTCTGATTCCCACTGCTCGTACAGTGCGTCTGCTTGCTCTTTAGCAGCTCTTTTTCTCTGTTCTGCTTCAAGCCTTCTGTTTTCCACCTCGAGTTTCTTCTGGTACTTGTACTGTTCAACCGATAGCCCTTCTCTTTCTGCTCTTTCTTCTAGCAGTTCGCCATCTTTCGCGATTGCCTCTTTGAGTCCGCTAAGATCACCAGGCTCGATATCGTACTTGTCATACAGTACAAACAGCGCATCTTCATATTCACCAAGTCGACTTCTATCTGCTTCTGCGTTCTTAAATCTCTTTGAAAGCGTATCCTTGACGCGCGCATCGTATAAGTCTTTATACTTTCCTTTGATTAGTTCTTCGAACTCTGCAGATAGGTCTTTGGGTTCATCGGCGTTTTCACCCTCTGATGGTTCATCGTCTGCTTCTTCGCTATCGTCATAGCTGTTATCGTCAAACAAATCATCATCTTTCTTTTCTTCAAGGGCTGTGCCCTCTTCAGCACTGGTAGCGACACCAGTATTACCGCCTGTTCCTTCGCCGCCCTCTCCATCGAAGAGGTAAAAATCTCTATATGTCATTGTTCCTCCTGCGGCTTACCCGCGAGCATTTATCTTTACGGATTTATGATATAAAAAAATTATTTATTATTCGACTACGGCATAATCACTTTGATGTTTTGAGGATACCCCTCTTCAAGAATCGTTAACATTTTGCATGCAAACGTGTATATGATTCTTGCGTATATCATTTCATTTACGTTGTCCGGATGCGATGTAAAACTTATCACTACATCACCAGGATTGATATTGATTGAGCTTTCTAATCTTTCGACCATATCCGACACTGTATGTACTAGCGTGCTAATCGCAAAGCACACATGGCTCTCGCCTGCGTGCTCTTTGATATCTAACGTATACGTGATTTTGCCTTGTTCATCTCTCTTACTCGTCAGTTTTGCTGATGTCATGACCTTCTCCTACGCTTGCTTGATTGCTTGCTCTATCTCTGATGTTTGCTGCCCTGGTATTAACCGGTCTATCTATACCGCGACGTGCCTCATATGCGGCTGCGTTTAACTGCGGTGCTACTTCCATTCCTAGAGCCTGCTGTACCTGCGATGTGAATTCGCCTGCTCCAACTGTCTGATCTAACATACCTGCCATCTGCATAGCAATGCTAGCTAATTGGTTCAACTTCTCGTTAAGGTTTCCGTTTTCTCCCACCTTCCTGCGGAGTTCTTCCACTCCTTCAAAGTCCATAGCGTCTAACAGCATTCCAGCCTGTACATAGTTGTTCGGATTGAACACGCCCATACCGTATAGCTCTTTTACCGTCTCATTTTGAGACGCTCTATTAAACGCGTTCTTTTTGGCAGCGGAGATTTTAACATCGAATATAGGTTTCTTTACGATTTCCGGCTGTCCTGTCACATCATCGATTGTTGTTTCTTTGAGAAGTGAATTTTCAAAGCTGATAAATTCATACGATCCGCCCTCTCCGTCAATCCTGAAGCAACGAGGCTCATCATAGAACTGCCTGATTAATTCTATAATCTGCTTGACTAGCCTCACGTATGCTCTATATGAACCGCCTATCATGTCGCGAGATAGTTTAGAGCCTGCCTCTTGCAGTGCTGCAATAGCACTTGCTGCCGTTACACCTGCGGCCGTACTTCCCTGCGAGAAGTCACGATTGCCCGAGGTTTCTTTTAGCTCTTCCTTCTTCATCTCGAGGTAATTCATAACTAGCGACGGAAGCGGCGTTGTTTGAAATTGCTTAATATTATCCTCGTTTAGTTTGCCGTTTATCTCAAAGAAATCTTGTGAGTAATCAGCTAACTGTTCTGGATCTATTCCTGAATTCTTATTTACTCCCCATCTTGGTTTGCCAACAAGAGCAGCATTCTTTGCAACAATCTGGTCCATCTTATTTATTACCATCTGCGGAGACTTCATGACATCGATGTAACCGAAGCCTAGCATTTCAGATTCAACCGGGAATAGATTATCCACAACGAACGGATATTCGCCTGAAATGTAATATCCGCTCTCTAGATATTCTTCGCAGTTCTCAGATGCAAAAAGCACGTGACCATCAATAAACTTGCAATAATGAACTATCGTCCTTCCCTCAACAGTCTGTTTGTAATACCAGTCACAAACAACTGTTCTGTTCGATGCTGAGTCGTCACGCTCTGTATCATACTTCACGATTTCAGCACCTGCTGAATTTGATAGCACGCCTTCTAAGTCTGGATACATTCCTACGAGGATATCGTTATCCACAGCATCTATTAGAAAGATGTTTGGTGAATCCTGGATATATTTAATTCCTGGCTCCCATAATAGATTTAGAACATCTATTTGCTTTACGGCAATATCACCGGCGCCGTTATCCCTTGTGTTATCCCAGTATGTGGCATACACGCAAAATCCTTGTTTTAACTTGTACCACCAAGCGTCACTATATATCTGCTGGAAGTCGCAGTTATCTAAGATGCATGGCACAATCTTTGACAGTGACAACGCAGAACCTTTGTCGCTCTCTTCACGTGGCAATAGGTTAGGCATAGGGTAGTTATCCATAGCGTCCGCGTGTTTGTTGGCAAGCGAGTTAAACATCCATGCACTTTCAGGCTTCGGATCGTTTTCTTTTCCTTGTGCATCTCCTATAACTTCCCACTGTTTGAACTGCCACCACTTTTCATTTTCAACAATACGCTTTTTGAACTTCTCAAGATTATGCTTGTACTTTTCGTATGTGTTCTTTGCCTCTCCTATAACCTCTTCATCAATAATTCCTTTTCGGCCGTAGTTCGGGTCCCACTCTTTGCCTTCATCTTCGTTAAAGGCTCCGTATTCTGCTTCCGGTTCTTCCTTCGCATCTAGCGATGTTGGTTCTGGTTCCTGCTCTATATAGTCTGGCTCTTCCTCTTCATCCTCGATAGGTTCTTTGGCTGCTTTCTTTGGGTCTATCCCTAGCCTCTTCATCAGCTGTTTATCTCCCTCAGTTTGCGCCGGATCTTCTTCGGGCTCTTCATCTTCTGGCTGTTCTTGGTCTCTTAACGGTTTAGCCTTCTCAACTTCTTTAGCGTTCTGCTCTTTTAGTTTCTTCTTCTTGTCTTTCATATTCGCTCCTTACATGTATTTGAAAAAGTCGTATCGTCCTAGCTGTGCAGGAATCATATTTAATGGGTCGTGCAACCCATCTGTTCCCTCGTATAGCTTTGCTCTGGCGTCTCTTCGCTCGTTTATAGGCGACTCCATGCATACATATCTCCACTCGTCGTATATATGATCTTCCATTTCGGTATTGATATCCTCTACTTTGGTTTCGCTGTAAATTAGTTCCGGTACTGTTCTGATGAAGTCCTTGCAGTTTGAGAAGCAATAGAACATCGGTATTCCGTTCTCGTCAAAAGCTAATCTATAGTGGCACTGCATTTTACCGGGTATTCGTGTATGGTCTCCCTTCTCCCAGTACACACCTGCTTCCATAAAGGAATCGGCTATTGATTTACCGCCGTTTTCTTGGAATATTGCAGGGTCTGCAACTGCTGATATTGTTCTGCCCTTTAAATTTGGGTCTGAATCCTCAATCTCTTTTATTGCCTTCGCAATCTTTTCGGTAGTCCACTTGACGCCAGTGTTCGGCTGGTCTGTACATCCGTAAAGTTCGTTAATTCTATATAGCCTGTTGTCGTTATCTACAGCGTACCAACCTACACTAAATGGCTTTGAGTAGCCCCAGTCAAAACCTCTAAATATTCTCCATGTTTCAGGAATCTTGAACGGACTTATGACATGGGTCCACTTACGATCTAAATGATGTTCTATCTCGTCGCTCCACTCTGTGAATACTTGTCCGCTGAATGAATTCCAGTCTCCGTACAGCAGTGCTTTCTTGTCTGCTTCCGGGAGCATGGCAAGATTTGCGATATAGTACGGGTCGTTTTCTAACAGCTTTTTGTTATCAAATACTGTTGATGGCACAAACATACGGCTGCGCACACGCTCTATTAACTCACCTGTTGGGGTAACGATTTTATATACTCCCTTAATGCGAGTCATAGGCGGCGCAGGTGTTATAAATCTCTTTTTTACCCAGCCGTGACCAACTCCCCCAGGGTTTGCGCTAGCTCTTATGTATACCCTCGTTCCTGGGGCTGTCGGTCTATTACGCGACATTAGATACATGTACTGCGTTCTTGTGAAATGTGTTAGCTCGTCAAATGCGATAAAGTCATATGCCTTACCTTGGTAATTGTATTTGTCTATCTCCCTTTGCAGATTTCCAAAATATATTTTTGCTCCGCTTCCGAACTTCCAAACGTATTTTGATTCGTTGAATTTTGCGCTCGGAAATGCTTTTGAATATAGATTTATGGATCTATCCATAAGCTCCGAGAGCTGTGGGAATGTTCTACGAAGTATTAAGCCTTTATAATTCGGTATATGCACTTGCCTTAGTGCTTCGCATAGTATAGCGTCACTCTTTCCGCCTCCAGCTGCGCCGCCATATAATACTTCGTACTCCGGACGGCTCATAAATACTTTTTGACGTGGCTGCGGCTCCCATGCTATTTTCATTCTTCTACCTCCGCAACCTCTTCATCACTCAAGTTAACAAGTACGATGCTTTCAGCCTCTTCAACGCTGATATTTTTATTTTCTGCCTCAGCTTCAAGTAGCTTGACCTTGCGCTCTTCAAGTCTAATTCTTTTCTTCGCAAGCTTAAGATCTTCCTTTTCCTGGAACGTAAGAATAGTCTCCATTGACCGTCTCATTTTCTCGATCGCCTGCAGCGCATTAGCTGCATCTTTTACCTGTTTAAAATCTGTTCTCTTAAATTTTTTCTCAACGGTTTTCTTTGACACCGGAAAACCATCTGAATTGTATTCAGTTTCTTCAACGAGATATCTATTGAACTGTTTTGGATCTAATAGAGCGTCGCTCATTATATTAGACAAGTTATGTACTATGCCTATTTCTTTAGATAAGTCTATAGATTCTAGTTTAGATACGCGCTCTACAGCTTTTCCGACAGTATCTGATACATATTTCCTGCGCTTTTCTTTCCACTCGTGGCGACGTGCATATTCTGAAACGGTGCGCGCCGATGTTTGGTATTTAGTAGCTAGTTTTGCGTATGATGTATTTGTTGTTATGTATTCTACTTCGAGCTTGTTCCAATCCATGATTTCCTCCAGCTTTATTATGCCTATTGATATG